TCTGGACAGATCTTCTAAGAGCACCGTCATGAATTCTTCCCATGAGACAGGTGACTTGGTCTCATCCCTGATGTTTATGATCACTATATTCTCGGGCTTCATCATTACCTCGAATCTGCCCATACCGCTGATCCTTACGGAATAGGTCCTGCTGCCGTCAGGAGCATATGCTTCCTGTATATCCTGCATTGACGGTTCAGTTCCCATATCGTGAGCTATGAGCACAGTCTCTTTCATGTACCGGGCTTCGTCTTCGTTCTCATCATTGAGTATCTTGACGATCTGAGCGATAAACTCGTCGTGCTCCGTCTCAACGGGCTCCGCCTTGGGCTCCATCATGACCTCTATATCCGATATTTTCTGCTCCTCATCATATTCTTCCTTGATGGCCTGAAGATCTGACTTGCTATATGACGGGTCCAGCTCCTCGACTATGGCATCCGGTAATGTGAGCATGATCGAGAGCTTGCTTGAACCGTATTCGGCATACTTATCTTCGATCTGCTCTGAATTGCCCTCTATTGAGAATCTGTCATTGATAGCTATGAATCTCGATACCTGAGACTTATCAAGCCCATATTCCGCCTTGGCAAATTCCGTATAAGAGCTGTAGCCGGATTCCTTAAGGATATCCGTGTCTCTGGCCAACTTAAGCAGATAGCCTATCTTGCAAAAAGAGTTGGCCGTCTTATTGATCTCTGCATCTAATTCCGTCTTGTATTGTGAGTAGTTCTCTATGTTCATCAATTCCATTATTCACTCCAATCTGTTGCACCGGTGCAACTTTGCTATATTGCTGCCATAAAATCTTTTTCCAGAACATCCGCTAATAGTTCGCCCTGGTGTTTACCGTGCCATACTATCTTTTTGTTCTCACGAATATTCTTGTAATTAGCCTTGCGCTTACTGTCAGCTATGGCGGCCAGCTTCTTATCCTCTGCACTCATGATCTTCTTAATATGTCGTTGCCATTTCTTGAGAAACGGCAGGGCACGATCTAAGTCTACGTTCTGATTATCTCCGGTCGTTCGCTTCTGTCTGATATTTCCACCGGGTTCGACTTCGAGTGTGTACCATGGTGTATCTTGTGATGATGTCTTCCTCAGGAAGAGAATGAAACTCTCCTTGGTATCCATTCGCTCAAAATAATAATCACATCTGTGGATGCAATGGCCGAGTATACGTCCCTCGAGGATAATATCTTCAATCTTCTTCGGAGCAACTATGCTGTAACCGTCAGCTGAGTATTCATATCTGGTTAACTCTGTGAGATTCTTCTCAAGCTTCTTATATCTGCTTCTGATCGGCTTCGCTTCCTTGGCTATCTCGGCCCTGTTAGCAAGCTCGATCATGGCTGCGTGTGCCTTCTTAACATTTGCCGGCTTGTAGTTCTGTTCAAGCTCGATATTGACCTTGTTTTTTTCGGCCATATCTAAGTAGTCTCGCCATGTGGTAAGCAGCTGGTCAGGGCTTTCTCCGGTTAGGCTGTGTTGCTTATCGAGGTAGTGCCAGATCTTTTCATAGCTCATTTTTTCGTCTATGAAGCTCATACGGTACTCCATGATGTCATTATCAGCAAAATACCTGATCATCTCGGCTTTGAATTCGGTATTCATCCGCTTTTCCAATTTAAGCCATTCCAATGTGACTACCGAGCCGCCCAGTGCAATCAGCTTCTTTAATCTGGCATTGTCAAGTTCTAAAGCTTTAGCCGCTTCCCGGTGATTGTAAGACTGGGGTATGTAAGAGCTGCGTAGCGAATCTGCAACTATCTTGTAGAGTCCTATCTTCATGAGCGATTCATATACCGGGTACCGCTTCTCACGGTCAAGATAGGTTACAAGCGGTATATTGAGTTCTTTGGCAAGTATGATATATGCTGCACTGTACGGGAACATCTCTTTGATCTTGTGCGCATTGCCCTTATACATTCGACCTGTGTTTCCGCCGTAGTAGCAGGGAATCCATCTTAATACCCGTTGCTTATACCAACCTTCCGTGTAGGTTCTTACGCTGTTGTCCTGAATGATTGTCTTGAACATTATTTCGCATCTGAGTGTTGGCTTGCGTATATCCTTTTGGTTGTAATATGACCGTTGTGTATAGATGGTCTGAATACATAACCCACCTTTAATCGGCTGTACTATGCTGCTTGTTGCCACGGGCGTGCTTAGATATTTGCTTCGCTTGCCGTTGGCTATATACACGATAGGTTTCTTGCACGAAGGACATTTACCCTGCCTTCTATGTTTCTGTCCCGATATCGGCACTACCTTGTTGCAGCGGCTGCAATATCCTTTCTTGGTTCCTGCAGCGTAAAAGATGTAGTGCTCTGTGTTTTCCTTAAAAGCCCAGTCAATGAACCTTTGGGGAAGATTGGGGACTAACTTCATATCGTCATCCCATGGCTTGAATGTCTTGGCATCGTTTCTATCCCGTTTGGCCTTCTTGCACTGTTCCTGAAAATCCTGTATTGCTCCAAATCCACATGAGGTTGTCTTAAGCTCTCTCTTTAGTGTCTTGTTGCCCTCGGGATTGATCCATGCAGCCTTATCACACCGGCTGCAATAATCGTAAAAGCCTGTTTTGTACTTGCCTAGGATCCTGTCGGTATTCTTACCGTCAAGGATATGTGCCAGATACCCTATGGTTGCGGTACTCCACTTTTCGGTTCCGTCCGAGTCGTAGTATCGTGTTATATATTCCTGTCCTGCAGCATTTAAGAATATTTCGAATGCCGGATAAGTCTCACCTTGCTGAATCATCCACGGAGTGAATACCGCGACTTTGATTATTCCCTGCAGATATTGGAGGCGCAGATAATATGCATATCTGTGAAGGCTCTTAATGGCTGTATATGTGCCGCCGTTATACCAACGCTTACATTCTTCATATACCGGCAGATCTTTAGATGCTCTGGAAATGATCGCCGGTGTTGCTTTAAGTGTTCTGAGATTCCTTAATCTTTCTTTTAGCACCTATGTATCCTCCTATTCCGTACCAACCTGCTTTATTTGTCTTGCCGTCAATATCATATATCTCAAGCGCTTTGATCCTGGTTGACCGTGTATATTCCTGAAGCAGGATCACTACAGTTCCCTTTTTGCCTGCTGCCTTGGGATTTTTTCCACGGGCTATCGAGTAATATCCGTTATCCTCTGCACTCTCGCCAAATCTCTCATTGCTTGAGTGAGGGTGTTTCTGTATGTAGATTGCTTCGTATATGGCCAGCTCCTGCGGTGTCAGCTTCTTAAGCGGAGTCAATTCTGTAGATGCAACTCTTCCTTGACTGTCTTCATTGATATCTCCCGATGCTTCGCATATACAGTGTATATCTGTTCCGAGATTCCCATAGTAGTGCAGGATGCCGAAGGGTTCTCTTGTGCTGTGCAGTCCGGTGTTAGCTGTCTTGGCTTTATCGGCTACCGCTTTTTTGCCTATACCGTATTTGAAGTTACCTCTGCCCATGGTGCAGACCATGTTCTTATTAAATCCCTTGAAAACTATCATTACTTGCCTCCCAGATATTCCTTGATGATCTTATGGGCGGTACCCATTCCGGGAATACCTATAGTGATCTTCCCTGCATTTGGTCCGGATATGCCTGCTGCCTTGATGATGTCAGTATCGATCTTCTGCTGATGGTTGAAGGACCACTTGAGTAATTCTCCGATAAGTCCCTTAAGGCTCTTGGACTTCCGCCTGTATTCGATCCGCATATTCTCGGATTCAAGGAGCTGCTGCCGCATATAATTACTCCAATCTTCCATGATATCCTGGGGCTTAAGGTTGGCTATCTCGATATCAAGCTTGCCTATAGCTGCGGTCAGGGGCGTGCATAGGGTATCAATAGTTCCGTCGTAATAATCTTCTGCGTCCTCTTTGGGTATGCCGTTTTCGGCGGCCAACTCCATTAAGGCTTTCTCATCTCCCTCCTCTTTTAGTTTGGCTGCTGCCGTATTCAGTTCGACATATGAGTCGAACTCTCCGTGTTTGTCATACATAGTGTGTACCTCCTTCTCAAAACATTGTGGCCTGTTCATACTGGCTCTGATTGTATTTGTTATGCAGGTAGACCTGCCCTTTACCTGTGACTAATGGAGTGGGCGGATATATGATAGTATTCCCATCCTTATCCTTGGCCGTGTTCTCCTTAAGGGAAAAGATACCCATATTAAGGTATTTCTGAATCGGCATATTGTAGTTGCTCCCGGCGCGACCTAAATATCCTTTCTGACGCAACCAATCGAACATCGTGTTCGGTCCTACTCCTATAAGCTTCGCGAACTGCCCGATGTGTATCGAGTCCCTGCTGCCGGATACGGTCTTAGAAAAGTCCACAAGAGGCTTATTGCGGTAGTTCTCTTCTGTCAGCTGATTGTTCTCAAACATAAGCTGTCGATTCTCCGCCTTAAGATCCGTGATCTGCTTATCAGCCATCTTAAGTGCACGGGCCATGATGAGCTCGGGAGTGTTCCAGGCTTTCTCAAGGCTTATGAGATATTCCCTGACCTGTTTGCCTTCCGGGGAGCGCTGGATCATACAGATCTGCTTAGCCATACTAATGGATATGTTATAGTCGGTGACCTCTCTTTTAACCTCACGAGAGCCCTCTACTTGAACCCGCTCATTTTTGAGCAGGTTGAAATCCTCACCCTCTGCAAAGCCGTATGCGACCATTCTCGGAAACCAGTCTTTAAAGGCTGTCTTGATGTTCAATCTCTCATGCAGTTCCCTGGCTGATACTGTCTGGTTGTCTATGTCCGTTCTTATCAGTTCGTTCATGTATCCTCCTTTCTGCTTCAAACTGCTGCCAGCTGTAGTATTTATGATCTTTGCTGTATTCAACTTCGTAGACATGGCATTTAAGCATATCGTAGATGTCTTCTAACAGATCCCTGTTTTTGACCTCTGTGCCCCTTACAGTGCGCCAGTTATTGTCGTGCCATTTTTGCAAATCACTGATAAATACTCTGTGTAGAGCCTCGTCATCAACGAAAATATGCAGGTTTGCGGGCCGCCTAAATCGCTCTAAGGCGCATTTTGACTCTGTGAGAAGGCATCTCATCCTTGTGCCCTCAACATTGACTATTTTGGTCAATGTATTCGATCTTTTATCCGTAGATTCGATATCCGGGGCCTCAAGAATATAGATTCCGATGCCTGACCCTTTTACTCCCTTAACACTCGAATACAGGTATAGGTTCACTTTCTCCATCGCCGTCTCCGTTTCTGACAATCACAGGTGATGGTCATAAGAGTCATCTGATGACAGTGAGGGCATTCACATATCCTTATGGGCTCCGATCTGTACTCGGGTGTACATAGTCGTTCCTCATATTGCAGATAGGACATGCCTGTTATATAGTTGATGCCCTTGATTATTGAGTCTTTTTCAATGTAGAAGCCTTTGGTGGGTTGAAGATCGCTGTTAAAGATACTCTTCATGGTCCTATGTGACTTCTCTTCTCTCTCGGGTACCGGCTCTGTTAAGTTGCGGGAGCAGCTGTACCGGATCAGGGCCTTTTCTTCTACGCCCATCGACTTCATGAGTTTATGCTGTTGATCCGTCGGTTCCTTGGCAATGTATTCAGCCAGGGAATCATAGTTACCGTCCAAGAGTTCTATGTTGACATGACCGTGGGGCCAGAGCTTGCTTAAGGTTATATCCAGTCCGTCTATCCGGTTGAGTACCATATGGACATGGATACCGCCTCGGGATCCGATCTCTATCCTGCGGATCCACTTAAGGGCTACTCCCGCCTTTTTATATATCCGGCGGAGCTTCTCCATCATCTTTGCGATATCGGCCATGATCTCTGATATCGGCTTGGTCGTGTCTTTGGGATAAGTGAAGGTCGCCCAGTAATCACCGGCCCAAAAGTTGTTCTTTAATTTACGGCGGATCCTTTTGACCTTGTTGGTCTGATTCTGTCTTGCGATCTGTTCGGGTGTGATCTTTTTCTTTGGGAGTCTGCGTTCTCCTTTGGCTCCGTAATGGCCAAAATATTTGTATTCATATTCCCGGGACAGGATCTTCCCTTCCTTGTCCGGGAACGAGTAAGTGTCAAGTATATACATAGTGCCTCTAAGTTTAATATTCTTAATCGAGCTTTTAAGCGACCTGCGCCGCTGTCATTTCTATTGACTATATAGGTCAACTATGTTATACTCTCCTTAATTACATAGTGTGACTTTTATAGTCGGGGCGGTGCTTTGTGGAGCATCGCCTTCTCTTTATCCGTCAGCCTCAATGAGCTGGATCCATACATGCCCCCCACAGCCGTCCTCATAAACCTTATCCATAAAGTCCTGGCATTCGTCCTCGGGACGCCATACATCTATGACCGTCTCCTTGCAACCTATATCCTCTATCTCGTAGATCCCGATCATGTCTCCTACCCGGCCATCCGGTAATCTCTGATACAGGATACAGGTCTTGCCTAACCAGTCTCTGTGGCCGCTCGCGCATATGCCCTTGCGGACTGCTGTGCCTGAAGCGGTCATCCCGTCAAGACAATATGCTGTCGCATGTCCCTTAATAAGTTCCGGCTGTTCATCTTTGGCATAAGAAGTAGAGCCTATCAAGCACATTAGAATCATAATTGCGATGCTTGCGGTTATCCGTCCTTTTTGCCCTGTGTATGTCATTATGTAAATCTCCTACGAATATCATTATTCCACCGGTTATGATCAGTATCAGACTGATGGCCAGTGATCTGTTAAGTCCATAGCTCTCGGCCGCTCCGGCGGTCCCTACCAGGCATAACGCGAATCCAATCTTATCTAAATGTCTCATTTTCTTCTCCATACCATCCAACAGTTGACCGGACTCGATAACCGGTCTCTGCTTTCAACATGATTTCCGTTCTTAAGTCCTGATACACAATGAAGGTCTTCCTTTTTCACCTTAAAGTGCCTATTCGCTACTTTCAGAGCTGATAAAGCATCAATAGCAGAACTAAGCGGAACCACTACAATGGTCTTCCCGGTCTTGTCATTTGTTGCAAGATAGTATTCTTTCTTCATTAGTATCTCCTTCCTTCGAAATAATCTGTTAAAGCACTCTTAGCTCTTCTGTACATATCTTCCTGGGATTCTGCAGTTATATTGCAGACTATCCGCACATCATTGATGCTCTTGAAGTGTTTGATCTGAAGCTTATATGTTGGATTGCAGCATACTGTATGCAGTCGCATCTCATGCCGTGCTCTGTATTTTAAGTAGGTCTCAAAAAACTCATGCATAGAAGTCACCGCTGTAAAATATGTTCCTGGCTACATCCGGGATAAAGTATCTCTTGGAGTCCGGGAGCTTCCCTGCCCCGTTCAGGTACCGCTTTACCCGTTCGGTCTTGGACTCACCTAAAAACTTGGCCAGCTCACCCGGGCGGATGAACATTGCGCCGTCTGTATGCTGTTTTAATGAGGTTTCAAGGTCTTTGACTGTCATAGTGTGTACCTGTGGTATAATCTCCTTACGGAGGTATTATTATGAATCCATTCAATACGAGCGGTTATGTTGTTCCACCCGAACCGGATCCATTGGTCTTTATGTCCCGTGAGCTTGAAGTGCAGAATGAAAAGCTCGATGGCATCATATTTCAGCATGATAAACAGATCAGGATTGCCCTGAATGATTCCGCTGGTGCCAAATCTGCCGCGGAACAGGCTCATAACGATGCGGTACTGAGTCATCGCCTGTCCAAGCTATCCATCGGACTCGCTATCATAGCGATCATCGTTTCAATAGTGGCGATAGTTGTATCAGTAGTGCTATGATCGTCAGGATAAGAGCTGATAGCTGAAGCGTGAGCGTGACCACAAGGCATTTGTTCGTTCGCTCGATATGTCTGTCAGCTTCCCGGATCTTCCGCTCTACTTCTTTTAACGATTCATATTGTTTCCACAAATCTACTCGTTCCTGGTTTGTCATCTTCTTCTCCTCTAGGGTTTTTACATATAGGTACGTCAATACCTATATGTCGGTGATATACGTAGTATATCACCGAACTCTACTATTTGTAGAGTTATAGGGCAAAAAAATATTGTCCACTGAGATATTATAGGTTCGTGCAAGCATCTCAAGCTCCGGGATTCTCGGAATGACCTTGCCTTTTTCCCAGTTGATTATGGTCTGCTTGGTCACTTGCATTGCTTGTGCGGCATCAATTTGCGTCATATTTGCATTTACTCTTGCCGCCGCAAGACTTATCTGTAGGTTCTCCATATGGCCTGTTGCCTCCTTTCTATTCTTCTCTGTATGGCTTCGGTAAGGGCATCCATGCGTTAACGAATAACCCATAGCTTATGTAGCTCTTATTTTCATCTCCCGGGTAGAAGATATACCCGTCATCATCATTACCTTCCATTCTTCCTATGTCCGGGATCGAGAAGTTCTCGAATGATACCAGAACATACTCTTCCAACGGCGGCTTACGATCATCTTCTACCGGAATCCATGTCATATCATTCATAGTGTTCTCCTTTCAGATATGCGGCGGGCGCTGGTAACACCCGCCGCTTCAGGGGGTGTATGTCCTACTTCCTATCCTTGATAAGAAGTCCGATCAGTACCGATAATAAAATGATCTGTACTATATTGATTCCTATACTGACAGCTTCATACATAGCGTGTACCTCCTTTAGGGTGCATTATAACATTGACATCTATATATATGCTAGGTTATTATCCTTGTGAGGGGTGAGTCAACACCCCTCTGGATAATGCCTAGTAGCTTATTGGATTATGTCTCTGATAATCTCTATGATTACCTTGGTAAGCTCTAGGACAGCTGTGATGAGAAGTATGTCTCTGATGTACTTCTCATTCTTTTTGCCCTTCTTGCTCATCTGTTCACCTCCTTTGTTTTCCCCTTTCTGATTATATGATAACTCTACTTTTTGTAGATGTCAATACTTTTTGTAAACTTTTTTTACTTTTTGCATTGTATTACTCTACTTTTTGTTGTAATATGAAGAAAAAGGAGGGTTTAACAATGTCAGAAGAATACTATCAGAAGGTTTTTTCAAGGAATCTTAGACACTATATGGAAGAAAATAATAAATCACAGATCGATATCATCAATGATCTCGGCTTCAATAAGTCGGCCGTCTCTACATGGTACAACGGAACGCGTCTTCCCAGAATGGATAAGGTCGATGCGCTTGCCAAGTATTTTGGTGTTAAGCGTTCTAATCTGATCGAAGATAAGGTTACGGATCCGACCGCTCCGGTACCCACTACCCTGCTGCCTGATGAGGCTTCCTTAATAGATGATTACAGGAAGCTCAACTCTACAGGAAAAGAAAAGGCTTCCGAATATGTCTCCGATCTGGCCGAACAGGATAAATATATAAAAGATACAGGTATTGGGAGAAGTGTGGGATAATACACTGGATGGGAATATAAAAAAGAAGTCCCAAAATCAATCAAGACTTCTTTACATGCAGTACTCCGCAATATACAGGATGATTTCTTTGTCGGATGGAACGCGGTTGTCATCTTTCTTGGAATAGATTGTTACAAGATAGATCTCTGCATCATCTTTTATGACATAATAAATTATCCGATAACCGTTTGATGTTCCAACGTGCGTATCCGTGTTGGCTGTTCTCACCTTATAAGTATGTTCGCCGGTGCTTACTTGTATGTTTGGGATTTCATCACCGACCAAGTTTCCCTTTTCGAGTTCATCGGTTACGCGCTTGATATCTTCCTTGATATGTGTGTACTTTTTCTTTCTGACGTAATATTCAACATCTTTGTTGAACTTGTCAGTGGGTATAACGGTATATTCAGTCATCTTTGCTCCATTTAGAAATATTGTCCCAAAGGTCGTCTAAGCTGTTCTTTTTCTTCTTGCCATCGCGCATAAGCTTGATTTCCTTGAAGGACTCAACAATGGACTCTTTGACCGAACAATACCGCTCATCCGGTGTTGCAGTCAGTTGCTTGCCCATAATATCTCCTTTCATGTAGACAAAAAGACCACCTATAATACTGCTATTACTGGTGGAAACTACTATTATATCCGGAATATTAGGTGTCCGGTATCACCTTTTAAGCGAAATTGCTCCGCCTCAATTATAATATCGGCAGATTTTGTTTTCAACTACAGCATCTCGTTTAAAAAATTGGGATATTTCTATATCTAGTTGTATTATATCATTTTCGTTGCACCGGTGCAACACGGAGGTCACACTATGAATTATAAGTACAGTACAACTCTTAATTATGAAGGACGGTCCTACAGGATCCGCGCCAACTCCAAAGAGGCTCTGAAGCTTAAGAAGGAGAAGAAGCTTAGAGAACTTAAGGATGATACCAGAATCTTATCACCGGATACCACGGTCGATAAGTGGGCAAAGACTGCATTCGATACCTATAAAAAGAATGTGAAGGGATTGCCTGAGATCAAATTAAGGTATGAGAAGTATGTATCGCCTGCGATCGGACCGATACCGATATCCAGAGTGACAGCTGTCCAGTGTCAGGATATCCTTAACGGATGTGCTGGGATGAGCTTCTCGCATCTGGATAAGCTTAGACAGGAATTGAGATTTGTATTTGAGTCCGCCAAGGATAACCGGCTCATAAAGGATAATCCCGCCGCCAAGATCGTATTGCCCGAATATGTCAAAGGTAAGAGGCGGAGCATAACGGAATATGAGCGAGAGCATTTGTATAAGGTCTATAACGGGGATCATAAGTTTTTATTATATATCGTGATATTGGAATGCGGGTGCAGACCATCCGAAGCTATGGCTCTGATTGGAAGGGATATAGATCATGAGAATAAGCTTCTGCATATCCGCGGTACCAAGACAGCCAATTCTGACAGATATGTACCTATTTCCGACAGACTGTATGAGGATATAAAGGATACCCGACCTTTTGATCCGATATGCCCTGCTGCCGGCGGCGGTCATATTACCAAGGATATTTACCGCAGAATGAGCGAAAACCTAAAAAGGCGGATAAATATATCTATGGGGTGCCAAACGCACCGTAACGCCTTAATACCGCCCCTTCCTTTGGCTCCTGACTTTGAGCCCTATTGTCTGCGTCATACTTACTGTACGGATCTGTGTAAAGCAGGAGTAGATATTAGAACAGCCCAGAGACTTATGGGGCACGCAAATATATCCATTACGGCAGATATTTATACTCATGTAGATATAAATGATATCATTCAAGCCGGAGAGAAGATCAACGAATATTATAGACGAGCAAAGTGATTTTCCAAAACATGGCACACCACAACATATTGTATGTGGATTGCGTATAAGGGTGGCACGAGGGTGGCATATTTTTAGGGAAAATTTGGGTAAAATTGGGGGTGTTTCGAATGAACGTTCGATAAAGCAAAACCCTCACAAAGCCAGTGTTTATGAGGGTTTAGAGATATGAGCCACGTGGGAATCGAACCCGCGACAACTTGATTAAAAGTCACCTAGCGAACCTAGTGTTTATGCGGGTTTGAATGTCTGGGTGGCACGTTGGGTGGCATCTTATCATATATGAAACAAATCAATATATAGTGGTTTATTTATACAAAGCAGCCCAAGTATTCTTTCCAATGATTCCATCCGTGGTCAATCGATGATCTATCTGGAATTGCTTAACTGTCTCATAAGTTTTCTGGCCGAATATACCATCTGCTGTAAGGGGATATCCTGCTGCAACCAGTCTGCCCTGTGCAATTGTCACCCAATCCGACCTATCTCCCTTGCGTAATGTTGGCATAGTAGACGGTGACATTGTTGTGGTATTGGCTACATAATCATCAAGGATCATGACTGTGTGTGATCCTTCCTTGATTAAGATATCGCCTCTTCTGAGCTTGTTATGTTTGGGCGATACGAACTGGATTATGTCATAAGCTCCGGACTCTTTGAATCGCGCACTCATAGTCCTGGTTGTTGGTGCATTACCCTTCCAAGCGATATTGGCACCGCCACATACAGCGCAGGCTGTCATGAATGAAGAGCAATCGCACTCGGTATTATGCGTTATGTCTCTGTAGTTCCAGTTAAGCCGGTCAAGATATGTCAGAAGTGTATTGCGTTCATTCTGATCATAACCGATATGCGGATTATCACACATGGCTTCACAAGCTGCAGCGGATCTATCTGCAAGAATCTTATCCTTAGGTCTGAGAATTATATTCCAATTCTTGTCATAATATGACCGGATGCAAACCTCTCTACCGGTCTGATCTCCTGCGGCACCACCTCTGCCCTGGTTTCTTTCATCTATCGAAGAATGTCCTATTCTCATATTCCTAAAGCCCTCAATATATATGCGATAATGCCTGTTAAGAATGCACTACCAATTGCCCATACTGCCTTTTCCCAATTCTTCGCAGGCTTTTCTTCGATGGCGGTAAGCCTGTCACCTTGTTTGCCCACTTCCTTGGTAAGGCCTTCAATGGACAATGCCATCTTTTCCACGGAAACTGTGAGTGATTGAATCATAGCCATAGATTCTTCCAAACGCTCAATGCGCTTATTCTGTCTGTTATCTTCTGCGTCAATACGTGCCGCAAATTCCTTGTGCTCTTCCAGTGTGATAAAATCACCCATTGATTTCACCTCCGTGATGAATCTCGTTGACTGCTGCCTCTATCAGAACATTGATGTCCTGCTCGGTCAGCTTCAGACCTAACTTGGCAGCCATGTCGATAATGTAACCAAGAACATACTGCTTTTTCTGCTCCCACTGTTCAGGAGTGAATAATTGGTCAGCACAACGGACCGCAAACCACACCCAGAAGGTAATAGTTTCCATATCCTGTGCTGAAATCTTTGTTTTCAGCCACGGAACAAGGTATGCTGATACCAATGCTCCAGCGATTGAGATGATTGCGAGTGCGATTGTCATAAATGTCTGTGTTTCCATTTCCCTTTCCTTCCTTTATGAGTCCATAGATTGATGTATCTTGTATTCCTTGTGCAGTTTGAAGATCTTGATGATACCGCAAGTCAGGCACTCTCCACCGAATGTACTGAATATGCAAGTGGTCAAAGTATCATTCTGTATGCCGAATACCGATAAAATAAGCGATACTACTGTGTAAATGAGTAGTACCGCTATACTAAATGCCACATAGGTCGAAAGTGGCATATCTTGTAGTCTTTTAATGTTTTTCATCATCTTGCACCTCTTCTGCTCTGTCCAAAGCAACACAGGCAGAAATGAGCAAGGCACATAATATGCCGATTGCCATTAGTGATATTATCTCTCTCATATCCACTTACTCCACTCGTTGCCTACAATTATAGCCACGCTCAAAAGCGCCAGCATAGCCAGTATGGATATTCCGCTTATTATCAATAAAAATATGGTTAAAAATGTCATAAGCCTTACCCTATTGCAAAATATCGTGCCGTTCTTGCTCTTGATGATGTTAAATTAAATGTAAAACCATTACTATCAATACTTGCTAAAGTATTATTGGCGGTAGATGGAAGGCTTCTAGTCGAAGGATATACACTTGCACTTGCATAATAACTATAACTTGTTGATGTATCTGCGTTATATATCCATAACATATGTGTTCCGCTTGATGTTTGACCATCTACCTCAATCGCAAGATATTTCGGCTTAAAACCACAATTTACCGATGTTGTGGCACTTGTACTCGTTGTGAATGTACCCGTCTTAACCTTAGCGCCACCTCCGCCTGTACGAAATAAAGCCATAATTCCTCCTATTCTACCCCTCGGATAGAATGAGGGGATTATTAACCTATTGCAAAATATGCACAATTGTTATTATTCCATTTGGTAACAGTAAAACCGTTATCGTCAATAGAATATAACCGGTAAGCACTATTATCATTCAAATTGTAAGCCGTTAATTTATTACTTGCAGTAGACATAGCATATTTTGTAGTGCTCTGCCTCTCGTCATATACTATATTACGAGTATTTACTGCTGTAGTGTTCACTATGGTAAGATATTTAGGCTTAAAACCGCAATTGATACTTGTCATCTGTGATGAACTTGCGACGAATGTACCGCTTGCACACTTAGCGCCCCCCCGCATCTGAATAATGCCATAAATCATTCCTTTCTTTAAGAGAGTGTTACGGTCCTACTTATACTACCCACTCCTGCTAGTTGTATCTGTATTGTTGACCAGCTAGAACCTAAAGATAATTCCGTTCCAACTGTTGAACCAATTGTCACCCAAGAACCAGAATCTAACCTATATCTCCAAGTTTTTACTGAACCTGTAGTTCCTTTTTCTGTCAAAGTTAGTTTAGTCCAGCCTAAATTATCTAAATTAACATTTGCAGTTGGATAACTACTTCCACTTTCAACAAAATTAGCTGTTACGATTCTTATAGGTAAAGGCTTTACGCTACCCCCCCCACATCTGAATAAAGCCATTATTCTACCTCACTTTCAGGCTCGACATAGGTCGATACAAAATCTGAGTCAATTCTATTACCGTAAGAGTCATAGATAATAATCATACATATATCATTGGTGGGCTTTACTATAGCCGCCATTCTAGCGTGGTATGCCTGTTTTGCACTGGCTAGGTCGTCATACATACCCTTAAGTGCATACTCCCACTTTTTACTTTCCGCATACCGGTAAGCCTCTGCTACAAAATACTTCTGTTCCATTGTTTTTACCTCCTGTTAGTTAAATACCTTTGCATAGCGTCGCCATACCAAAGTTACTATACGTGATGCTTGTGTATCAAATTCTACCCTTATAGTCATATTACCAGTCTGAGTTATAGTAGGGCTTTCGTTTGGAATACTACTAAAAACCTCAAACATATCATAGTCATGTATGGTAGCGTCGGTACTAAACGTAAATACTGCGGCATTTGATATTTGAGTATATACGTACTCCATAGCGTAGTAATTACTATTCATTACTCTACGCACCTTATCATATGTTACATCGTTGCTTTTTGTAAGGTCGCCATTGGAGTCAAGAAAAGCATAAGGCATAGCCACTGATATATTGTTTACCTTGTTTGCCTTACCCGATATTTCATCATCTACATACGCATCAATTCCACCAGCGCTTTTAACTGTACCGTTTGAGTCATAATCAGCCTCCAGCATATCGCCGCTACCCTGTCCGTCTCGTCCATTTGTAACCGTGAACGTTGTGGTGGTCCCGTCGGTAAATGTGATCGTATATGTATCTACTAGCCCGCTTGTACCCGTTCTCTCTATGCTGGCGATACCGTTACCCGTTGCGCCAGTCTCTCCAGTATTGCCTTTGTCGCCCTGTATACCCCGTTCGCCCTTAAGGTTAGAAAAAGCCAGCGCATATTTAGGGTTTCCCGCCGTTCCTGTCTTGGTAACTGTTACACTGGGCGTACCTGTATTAGAATCTACGGACGCCGTTACCGATATGTTCGGTGTAGCCCCAACCTGACCGTTCTGTCCTCTCGGTATAAATAAGTGAAAAATCGGGTCTGTATTAGTGCCCGTATTAGTCACATAAGGGCTGGCATCGGGCTCAAGTGCTGTTACATCTGCGATCTCAACTGTGATACTTGCATCTATGCCGCTGTCAACGTACTCGCCTGTGTTTGTATCCCAGACATACCAGTTTCCATTAGCGCCAATATATGGCGGATTTTCTGACAAAGCCTCGATATCAGCATACTTCGCCAATATTAACGGAACCGTTTCCAGAACGTCTACTCCAAGCTCGATCACACGATCATCAATATCACTTACTGCCTGACTCAAGGCATTAAGATTGGTCTCATTAAGCGCCGGAGTATTGTTATTGTGCCAGGTATGATCCCGTATATCATAAATCTTTGTTAAAGCCATTTTAGCCTCCTTAGAAAATGTCTAATTCACCATTAACAAATGTATCCTGCAGATTCTGGATCCCGTTTAGGGTACGAGTAAGAACATAGCTCGTGTGAGTGTTTCCCTGCTTATCCGTAATTTCGATTGCATCCCCGGTCTCTATGTACGGCATTCCAACGGCCCACATCTCGAACGGGAACCATCGTATATCTCGCATCTTCTCAACCATGGCATCGGCATAATCGCCCACATCCTCATCCGTCCATACAAGATTACGGAAAAACCAGTTATCTGACATATTGTAGTCGGTGGTACCGTTTGTATTGACTGTCCTTTGAAGCTTCTTCTCTACTTCCTGTGTCTGTCCGTCTACCGTCTCCGTACCCTTATAAGTAATGATCAGATACCTGAACGATTGCTCGCCAACTGTATCTGTCCAGAGCTTCGAATAAGTGCTCGGAAAAGGATGCTCCATATTACCACTAGGATACAAGGCATTGTCGGGATACAATGTATCAGCAGGATACAGACCACCTTGGTTCAATTCTACTCCAGAAAATAAATCTGTTATTCGGTCAAGTTTTCCATATTGTGTACTTAATTCATAAGTAGCAGATTGTAAATCTCTTAATGTCACATCAGGCCACGTTTTTACATCGTTTAATGTATATATTTCCTTCTCAATATCTGTTAGATCTCGTTTGAGAACTATAATATTGTCAAATATCTCATTTTTAATCTCTGCGTATATTCGATTTATATTTTGCTCATCCCGAGAATCTATATTTCTGTTAAAGGAAGTAGTATCCTCATATATTAATGGAAAAGTAAAATTCCAATAATCTTCGTTCGTCAAGCCTGTCAACCATTCTGTCGTATATTCATCTTTGTTACGATTTAAAATAACAGAATATGATGCGGGATAATCTCGGCTAAGCATTATTCTTTCATGGTATAGCGTCTGTTTCATTGAATAATAATCCGAATATTGAGTGGCCGTTCCTGTTCCAAGATCTCCATCATAAAAATCATATAGATTAGAGTTTTCATCTCTAATATAGTTTTCTCTAAATTGCTCAAATATAGAATCTAATGCACTACATTTAATTACTAAACGATAGTATTCATTAGGGTCGAGTTGTCCTTCTACAGTCATGGGAACAGAATATGTAATAATCTTCAGAAAATGTCCTGAGCTTTTTTTTAGATCATTAAGACGAGTACAACAAAAAGCATCCAGTCCTTCATACATCTCCGCATGGACCAAATTCTGACTTATACCGGATTTTTCATAAATCGAATAACCTTTTAGCATTCTATCGAGTATAGTCTGTAGACTAACTGTATTACTTGGTCGACCAATTTCACCTTCTGTCACTATATCAATTATTTTTTTATTTGCATTTGCATCAAGATAATCACTCTTCAGCTTATTATAAGCAGTAACCTTGTAAATACCGGTATTCCATTGCCTTGGACATTGGTCAACAGTATACCAACCCATAGGAATGTCATACCAAGCAACATCCCCATTTCCGTCAACATACTCAACCGAGCAATATACCTGAACATCCTTGCCGTTGATGTTCGGATGGCCAAAGTATTGGAACTCAAGCAAACTCCCCTCGCAAAGTCCGAATTTAAGCTGCTTACCCGTGACCATTCGCTCATCTATCTTAACTGACTCTTTTATAAGTGTATCATTATCAATCGTATAGGCATACACCCTCTGCTGTTCTGTGGTTATATATTGTTGTAACTGTATAAACTCATCATCAGGTAACTCCCAATTAAACGGATATATACGATAATAATCATCATTTTGCGTTGCTTCTAAAGTCAGACATATCTCTGTATTATCTTCTCCAGATGCCTCAATATCTGCAATATCCACTTCGCCAACCCCGGGAGTGACCAAACGAATATATATTCCGGTATTATAGTCCGGATTATAAAATCTATATTTTCCCGTCTCGGATATAGTGAATTTTCCACGGACAGCATCGCAAGAAAGCATCTCTAATGTGTTATATATATCCACATCAACAACATCATTGACCTTCATCTTATAATTCTTCTTATAACATCCCTTCCTCAGGGCCTGCTTAACTTCGTATGGTATGTTTAACATATCAGCATTCCTCTATCTTCATCTGGACAGTCTTAAACCTTTTACCAGAATCCAAACTCTTATGCATAGTAGAAGACAATGTATAATAAAAATATCCCGCTTCAGATTGAGCCGAATTATTCACATAGACCGTACAAAGTATTGATCCATCGACTCTCTGCACATTCTTTAACAGACTCACAAAACTGTTATATGCACTTTCCGTCTTGAACTTCAGATTGATGGTCCCAGTAATCCTCCTCCTGACAAGTACTCTGTGATATCCGCCATTAGCATCCTGCCATTGTTCATATTTGTTTTCCGTATTGACCGAATAGCCATCTGTCAGAATATGCTCCGATACATCGGTTGTATTGATAATTAGTAAACTCATACTGTTCTCCTATTTCGGATCAAGCTGATTCTGTCCGGTAGTCTCATAAATCCGCCTGTTCTCCTGACTGACCATTCTGAATACTCTCTGTGCATCAGCATCCATATGTATATGACTTTCGATGATCACAGGCTGTGGAGTTCTGTCTATAGCAGACAACCCCGCGAGACCTGCCTGTATACTGTCTCCCAAAGACAATGACATATCGCCGCCGTTCAACCCTTTGTTGAATCCGGCGACGCAATATTGTCCTATTTCTTCGAATACTTTGGACGGGCTATTGACCTTTAACTGCTGAGATGTAGATGTCTCTGCCGCTTTACCAAGTTCGGTGGCTGCAGCCTTGACATCATCTATCTTGCTACGGATACCTTCTGCAAGTCCTTCGCCCACTCTGGTTCCTATAGATACAAGCGTGTTTTTGTTGATTGCCTTATCTACAGAATCAACCGCCGACTTACCCATGGCAGTGGCGGCAGGATTGACTTTTGACTTTGTACTGCTATCAATACCATCAGCCAGATCACTTCCAAGATTATTACCAGTCTCTTTATTCTTGGTACCAACAGCTTCTTTTGTGCTCTCTGTAGCAGCCTTACCCTGATTCTCCGCTTCGGGTTTAACAAGCTTTTCAGTGCTTTCCTTTATGCCGTCAGCATTTCCTTTGCCTGCAGCGTTCCCGACTTCTCTACCACTCTCCTGTGCCGCATTTGAAGCGGCCTTTATCTTAGCCTGTACTTCCGTTGGAAGGCTCTCCCAGCCGGGAGCATTTGCAAAACTGTCCGCTGCCTGATTACCCTGTTCGGATAAGTCTATGGATTCTGTTCCTGCTGCCTCCTTAAGCTTGCTCTGAACTTCTGTCGGTAGAGAATCCCATCCTCCGGCCTTGGTTATACTATCGACCATTCCCTGGGCAACATCCGAACCGCCCGACTCAACTGTCTGCCATGCGCCATCAACCCACGCCTGCGCTGCCTGAGTACCGGCGGTCATATATTCATCCACCAGACCGTTAGTTATACTCTCAGCACTTAATGCCTGGCTCCACAATTCTCCGGCTTTTTCCAATTCTTCACCGGACATATCAACAAACTGTTGAACCTGCAAAGCTCCTTCAGGTCCCATCTGTGCCAGATGCTGTAATAAACCATCATTGATACCACGTTCTGCAAGTGTATTCATGTTTTCAGCCCAATTGTTCATGGCTTCAACATTGCTTTCAAGGTTCTTTATGACCTCTTCCTTGCTTAGTGCGGAGTCTTCCTGTATTTTATCGAAGCTTGCCACCTGAGATTCAACAAGTGATCCGAGGTTTTCCTGCTCTTTTTGGATCGCTTCGGTGACCTCATCAGAGGATTCAACTATCTCACCATTGGCATCAACTATACCATTACCGGCCTCGGCATTTTCCTTTTCTGCCTCTGTCAGAGTATTCATATACTCTTCGAGTTCACCTGTCTTTCCCGCAAGTTCTTCTGTACTTTCGGTCAGATCACTCTTGGCGTTATTTAACGCTTTCTCTTGAGTAAGCAGATCCTCATTGATATCATAGATTTCATTTAATCGTTGTGTTTCTTCCCATGTTGCATCAGCCCCTTTTGCCTGAAGTACACGAGCTTCCTGTTCAAGTTTGTTTCTCTGTTCACGAATGTCTAACAGTTTCTGATCTGTTTCCCAAAGCTCATACTCTGCTTCTGCCTGAGCCTTCATTGATTCGGTCATTTTTTCAGAAACCGCATCATATCTGGCCTGCTGCATCTTGGCTTCAAGCAGATTCTCCCAACCCTGGCATTCTTCCTTTAATTTGCCGGTTGTCTCATCTATCTGAAGATTAAGATCAGAATATTCCGCATTTAACTGAGCCGTTATATCTCTGACACGTTTTTTCTGTTGTTCATCGAGTTTATCAAGATTGTTAAGCGATTTGAGTTCACTCGCAAGATTCCTGATATATTCATCTCTTCCCTGAAAATCATCCATAGAAGTCTTGATTTCATCTGTAAGAGACGATATTTTCTCATTGGCCTTAACCGCAGAATCAGCTATTGATTCCAGTTCTCTTCGCTCAGTTTCTGCTGCTTCATGACACTGTACGGCATAACCGGCTATTGCACCTACTGCAAGACCTATAGCCCCGGCTATCATTCCTGCAGGGTTGGCAAACATAGCTGCATTAAGCCCTTCCTGTGCCACCGTTGCTGCGAGCGTAGCTATCTCCTGTGCAGCCAGAGCTGTCTTATATCCTACAAATGTGCCTAAAAGAGTAGGCATATTCTCAACCAGGAACGACAAGCCGTCTATGGTTGGCGGTAATGCAACTGTGCCGATTTCCATAGCGGTATCAAGGAAATCGCCTGCTGCCTGTGCCAATCTCTTAAGGCTATCACCAAGTCTGCCGTTCTCTATGCTGTCATGAAACTTGTCCACCGCATCTGTAGCACTGTCGACAGAATCCTTCATGTCATCCTCGAACACTTCATATATGGCTATACCCGTAGCCTCCAGTGCCGAATTAAGGATAGCAAGCTTTCCTTCCAGATTGTTGGTCTGTGTGGCGAACTGCTGCATGGCGGATCCCGATGCCTCTGCTATGCCCTTCTTAAACTTATTGACCGTCTCCGTAGAAGATACACACATCTTCTGGAATCCCTTCATACCGAAGGTGGTAAAGATGGTGTTTTCATATGCAAGTTTCTGCTCATCACTCATTCCGGACAGAGCGACATTCAGTTCATCCACTACATCATTAAGATCCCTGGCATTACCCTGTTCGTCATAAGTGGCAATACCCAGTTCCTTTAATGCCTTAGCGGCTTTGTCCGTAGGTGTATACAGATCAGCCATCACTCTTGACATAGCCGTGGCCGCTTCTGCTCCGGTCACATTCTGCTCAGCCAGTCTTAAGAGTGCTACTGATGTACTCTCTACGCTCTGATTATATGCGGTTGCATTGGAAGATGCTCTTGATAATGCTTCACCCAAGCCCGCGACATCCGTATTGGCCATCGTGGCACCCTTGGCCATAATGTCCGCATACTTCCCGGCATTTTCCATTTCATCATTGAAGCCTTTTACTGCACCCGTTACATAGGATGCTGACTGCTCCAATGACATAGCACCTGCTCCGGCTAGAGCCATCACATCACCTATACCGGCACATGCGTCTTCAGCTGATAATCCTGCCATTGCAAGTATATTAAGACCTTCTGCCGCTTCGGATGCCGTATACTTAGTTGTAGCGCCCATTTCCTTGGCCTTAGCCTTGAGCATTTCGAATTCTTTGGATCCTGCCTCGATCTCCTCATTCGTTATGCCCATTGTAGAGGCAACCTGTGACATTGATGTCTCAAAGTTCTTACCGACTTCTATAGCGGCTTTACCAAGGTTACCCATGGAACTGGCCATTGTTTTTACAACATCCGCTGCCAATGCACCTTTTGCAACGGTGCCGACCTTGGTCATACCCTGTTCGACGCCTTTGGTATCAACTTTTGTATCAAAAATCAGTTTGCCGTCTGACATATATATATCCTCAACCAAATAGATTGTTTAATTCGTCTATATCTGCCTGTTCTTCATCTGAAAGAGGCGGTATGATCTCCCACATACGACGCAGCTCTTCCATCTGTTCCTCGTATTTCTTTTCACTCTTTTCATAGGTCCTGTATCCTATGATTTTGCCGAGCTTGGTATCATCGGTTATTCCCCTCATAAGGGCAATAAACTTATACCAATGCATATCCGTATCAATGAGATCAATGCCATATTGCTGCATAAAGGCGCTATAGATCAGATCTGCATCGATATCAAAGTCAAATGCTATGGCATCACTTCCATGGCCTATATCTCTGGGTATTTCCCTGGGAGGCTTGGCCCATTGAAGTAGTATTCCAACATCAATGTAGTGTGGCATATCCGATTCAAACAAATATGACACATCAAAATCAGACTTGGCTCTTATGCTTTCATCAACATCCCGCATAAATCTCAGCCAATATCTGTAATCCGTATTCAAAAAATACGCCTTGCCCTCTACCGTAATGGTATTGGGCAAGGCCTTTGTTGATAAATCCATAATTAAGGATCTCCGCTCGGATCCGGATCCCCTGAAGGATCACTCGGATCATTTGTATCAGGATCTCCTGTGGGATCTCCCGTGTTGGTCGGGACTCCGGAATTGGAGTTGCCCGGCTCCGGCTCGCTATTGTCCGGCTGGTCAGTTCAATCATCTTCCTCAAATACAGGAGTATTGTTTGACTCGGTGACCGTACCCTTCTTGATCTTGTTTATATTGATCTTGAAGTATATCTTCTCCGCAACAGAATCAAAATGATCAATGATGATTGATGACTCTGTAAGCCATCCATCAAACTCAGGGCTCTGAGCAGTCCCCTTATTACCTGCAAATGTAAGAAGGACCTTCTTCTTAACATCCTCGCCGGTAGGTCTGGATTTGAACATCTCATACAACATATCAAAAGCAGGGTCACCCTTGTTGGCCTGCAACTCCTCTGCTATCTCGGGCTTGTAGTTGGTGACATCCGTTGTCGGCTGCTCATCCTCAATAAAGTCATTCTCCTCTGTCTGAGCGTTCATCACGAGGTCAAACACTGTTGACTTACCGATACGCGCCCATTCGGGAGTTTCTGTCGCACTTGTGTCAATGTGGATCTTCGTCTGATACTTCTTAAGTCTTTCTAAATCAGGCATATTATTCTACCTCTCTTTCATATTCGATGCTTAACAGCATCTGGTATACTATGTGGTTGTTGTCATCGGTTATAGGTGTAGTGGACCCGGTGGCTTTAATATCTACCACACGCCTGCTGCCATCTATAGCCGGATACTTGTAACTCAATGGATAATCATCCAACCAGTATGTGAACGCTTCAAGCCATTCGTCATCCTCTTTGCGCTCAGTATCTGATATGGATTTTTGCGAAGCCAGAAATTCAAAATACTCCGTAATCACAGAACTACCGTCTGTATTTCTTACAAAATCCCTCGACGGCGATTTGAACAGTCCGTATTTATCCGAACCGTCACCCACATGATTGGTGTCTATCTTGATATTCTCATAAAGCTTCAGAAAATCAGCAACATACTTGGATATCGTCATCTCATGGCCTCCCTTGTCGCTCCTTCGAGAATCTGCTGCCTGTATTGCTGTTTCATGCGCTCAAACCAATATGAGCCCCTCTGAGGGGCCTCGTTAAAGTGTACCGGAGTTCCGTCATCGGTCGTGTTTCTGTAATACCATCGTCTGGCATAGACCGTATTGTATACAACCTTGCCGCTTCCAATCTTGGTATTGCGAATCCCAGATGATATCAATTCGCCCATATCTTTGGGCACAAACTGCTCGCTCAGCCTCAATACTTCAGAATCAATATATCTCTGAACCCGTCCGCCGGATTCTAAGCCATGATTCTTAAGTACGGTGTCCATATTGTAATCGAACATCTTAAGCTCTATCATGCCAGCACTACCTTTTTGTTCTTTAACCTGTCTCTTGAAGAGTTATCGTTTACATCTTTAATTCGTCCCGACTTCGGATACTTTTCCAATAAGTCTGATATACGATGGCCTCTCTCGCTTGATACAGTATCGGATACCTCGCCCAGGATCATTGCATCCTCTTCGTTCTTGGCATCAAGTATGATCCCTTCATATGTCCCTTCCGGGAATGTAACGACTACATATCTTGCAATGCTTATTCTGCCGTCTGCGTTATCCTTGCTGGTCTTATCGCTCCACTGTACTCCGTGAACTACTGAGCGGGTCCATTCTTCATCTGATTCTTTATGATATAAAGTGATCGTATCTGTGAATAGCATCAGTATGCACCTACCAATCCTGTACCGCTCAACATCGCCCTGATGGACTTATGAAGATCCTTGCGGACCTCATCGTCCTTACTTGTAGCATAATGCTCCGTGTATCCGTCATTAGAAACTGATACGATGCCGCGGCCAACTCCGGAAGTATTGTTATCCGCCATAATATCCACTACATTGCAGATACAATCCTTAAGCTGGTCATATCCGAATGTCTCGGGTGTTATATTCGCCCATCTGATCGGACCTATGACGGTGCACACTTCCTTCTCGGCCAGTTTTTCAGCCTTATCAAAGTTATCCTCGGTTACCTTGTTATGAAGGGAGCTGTAATACTCCCAGTCAATTATGCTCATATTACGCTCCCTTCCTGTTACTGAACTGATCAGTCGCCTGAAGCTGCAGCCTGAACCTGAATACCATCAAGATATCCCGCCATCTTGCTGTTCTTAAGAACAACACCGGCAACAAGCTCTGCCTCACCTGTCTTAACAGCACCGGGCTGATTAAAGTCAGGAAGATAGGTCTTGATGATCGCACTTGACTCCTTAGGAGATATTCCGTGGAACGCATTGAGTCCGAACTTAACACCTGCAATGCCTGTCTTGCCGGTTGTTGCATCCGTGGCAACACAGTCAACCTCATTAGTGCCGTTGTAGTACTTGCCTGCATCCATAAGGACAATATTGTCGAACTTCTCGACCGTCTGGCCGAATGCGTTCTCCTCGCGACTGTAGTACCCTGCGATCCTTGCGATATACTTTACCTTTGCCAGCATCTGGCTGTTCATAAGAAGCATATCCGGCTTCTCGGCAAACAGTCCCAGCCACTCATAGAGTGCAAGCAAAAATGTATCTGCATTCGTCTTAGCGTCTGCTGCAGACTTAAGATCGATATTGACGGTAACCGCTGTTGACTTCCCGTCAACGAGCTTCCTGATACCGTCGAAATTCGCCTTAATATATCCGGCAGGGGTTGACTGAGCTGAATTACCGTTGATCACGGTATAGTGAAACAGGTTCGATGCAGCCTTAACCTTCTCCTTAAGCTGGAACTCTACCTCGTTGATAGCTCCGCTTGTATTCTGGATAACACGATCGATCTGGAACGATCCGCCGAATATATCCAGGTCAGCAGTCTTCTTAACGCGCTTAGCCTCCTGTGCTGTATACTCAGCATTGATGCTTCTGCGGGCTGCTGTTGCCGGTGTCTGGAGCTGCACATAACCATATGTCATGGTCGAGCCGCCTGTACCGGGTGATACAGTATCGTCGAATGTTAACTTGTTAAGTAAGAATGAGTCGCGTCTAAACTCATCGATCACCATCTGATCTACTTTGTCGGCCATACCTACCTTGGCCTCTGCTAATGTAATAGCCATGTCTTTCTACCTCCATTTATTTGTTGTAGTGTTCGGCCAGAGCGCTTCGCAGCGTATCAGCTGCTCCCTCTCCGGTCTTCTTAACCTCGCCTATGGGGTTCCCGCTTCCTTTCTTCTCGGGCTCAGGATCTCCGAACAGCATTTTGCTGTCTTCCGCCTTTGCCAAATCCTTCAGGGCGTTCTCGATATCCTCTTTCTGATTCTTGGACTTCTTAAGGTCTTCGATATTCAGTAAGGCTTTGATTGCCTTAAGGTTCTTACCCTTGGCGCCTGTTACTGCTTTTTCAAGCATTTCGTTGAAGTCTCTCTCTGCAATCTTATTGTTGTACTCGTTCTCGTTGTCCTTGATCTGCTTCTTAAGATCCTCAATCGTCTTGTTGAGCGCTTCGGCGTCCACGCCCTCCTGTTTCTTAAGGTTCTCCTTGGCTTCCTCAAGTGCTGTCTGAGTCTCTTCGAGTGTCTCCTGCAGATTCTCGGTTTTGTCCACCTGCTTCTGATAGTCATTCACGGTCTTATAATTCTCTTTGACCGCTTCATTGACTTTCTTAAGCTGATCTTCCGTAACCTCAATACCTGCTTCCTTCAAGATTGTTTCAATGTTCTTCATATAATCCTCCTTAAAATGATTTATTAACCGGACTTTCTCCGGTAGGGAATTGCGGACGCAGGACTCGAACCTGCACTCTTCGGGACATGAACCCGATGTGTTGCCCTTACACTAATCCGCGGCATACAAAAAAGAGCCTTGGATATTCCTTAGCTCTTTTGTGTCATATTATTTGGTTGCACCGGTGCAACTCTATATTTTTTTCTTAATCAGTCGAATCAGTTTCCATTTCTGAAAAATATTCAGAGAGGGATTCGCTTTGATCAATTCGATTTCACGTTCTCCGGGCGGTCCGAGCAACTTCACTGCTTCACAGATTGCGTCTGCTGCCTGTTCCATTGTTACGCCTTGTGTTTGCATAATCCTTATAACTGTATTATCCATTATTGTGCCTCACCATTCATAATACTGTTTGCTTTGGTCGGATATACTCCTACCTTTTCACATTCCTTGAGTATCGGCGCTAATTTAGGAATTTGAATCGCGATCCAATCTACTAATGTTTCATCATTTTGATATCCAGAGCTTCCCGATAGACCGCTTTCGTAAAACATTGCATGAATGATCTCGTGTCGAATAACTTTGCGCTTATACTCATCTAAGTCAGCAAGAGAATTAGGGTCGTCCTTTTCTTCGGCCAGATTGCGGATTATAATTTCTTTCGTAGAAGTATCGCAGTATCCATCGGCTTCTTTTAACTTAGGGTCTTCTCTTTCGTTCTTGGTTTGTATACTATACTCAGTACCCAATATATTGATTTTCATTTGATTACTCCGTACAAAAGCCCCTAACCATTGCTATAGTCAGGGGCTTTTACTCAATTATCACTTTTGGCTCAAAATGAAATCTGTATCCGCATTTTTCACACATATATGCATATATCTGTTCATGATTTGCAAAAACAGGCTTAACAACTCCGCCATCGCAGTTAGGGCATTTGGCTTCGTTATTTTCCCGAAGATCTCTTTCGAACAAAGCTAAACTGTCCATAATCTCCATAACCTCCCTTTTCCCAATTGTAATACCAATACTGCTCTTTAGCAAGTAAAACGAGCTTTTTCCATTCGTCTTCATACAGGAAGGTTCTATTTTCCTTGTGCATTTTTTCATAGGCGTAACAAATTGCTTCGGCGTGCTGACAATCTCCTATGTTAAATCTTACATGGGTCGTTTCATGAACAAATGTCTGCTCTGCAACAATTTCCGAATCAATTTGTCTTAGATAGAGTCTAATGTAATTGTTTCCCGATCCTCCTCTAACACCTTCAAAATACGCCATATTATCAAAGAAAACCGCAGTTTCATTCTGTTCAATATACTCTATCGATTCTCTTCCTACCTCAGATTGCCTGACACCTTCAAGTATTCTATCAACATTGAATTTTTCTTGTCCGCTTCGGTTCTTTACGCTTGTAACTAAATCAACGATTGATTTGGCATAGTTTTTATCGGATACAGCCCCTTTGCTTGTGCCCTTCATCACATCAAGCACATACTTCCTCTGGTTGATGTCGGCATTCTTGCTGAAATTGTAATACTCGATAGACTGCTGCCTGAGCTTTTTCTTCAACAGCGTGGTATCTTCTCCGAGGGACTGCATAGCCTCCATTTCGCGCTTAGTCTGCCTGATTGCACGCTCCTGTCTACGCATTTCCTGAGTGGCTTCATAGTATGTGTATTCCTTTCCGTTGTATTCTATAGGATCAGGTTCCTTGTACTCGGGTATTGGATCACCTTCCCAGTACGGGTAGAAGTGATGAGCACAGTTTGCACCCATAAGTCCCGTTACCGATCCATAGTCCGTTGCATGAAAGAAATCGTCGTACTTCTCTCCTGCCTTGGATCCGTCTCTTAGTATTCCATCCGGATTGTATGCATATACCTGACCTTGCCATACTGCATGCTCCGGCCTGCTGCCGGCATGTGCATCCACATATACCAGGGGAGTATCTGACTGCTGCAGGTTGATCTCCTGTATCTTGCCCGACAGCTGATTAGCTCCAGTCCTTATGCACATTCTCGCAGCCGTATCAAGCTGATATGATCTGCCAGATGCATAATCGATGGATCTTAGTCCACTTGCCGCAAGCATACCAACACAGTCCTTAACGGCCTGCTGATACGAAAAGGCTCCGGTCGATACCTTGATCATCGCAAGATCCATTGTTCGCTGATATGCGTTCAGTACTCCGGTGGTACCGAGCGCTGTGCCCTTAAATCCGGTTGACTGCGATATATTGACAAGCTCATCACCTGTCTGTTTGGCTATGCCTTTATACAGCTGATCAAGACTGTTCGGCTTCTTAAGATCGATATTGTGCTTTTTCCACATCTGCATATCATCATTCCATGACATATCTCCGGCTGTGGCTACAAGCATATCGCCTCTCTTATAGGCTGCCTCTTCAGTCTCTTCGATGATCTTCTTGATCTCCTGCTTATATTCTCTTGTATTCTCCGCTAATGCCTTCTGGTATTCTTTATCAGCATTCAGTGCCTTATGGACTGCTGCCTGAATCTTAACCGTGGAGTAACCCTGCTCTCTCATGGCCTGTGCCATAAGCTCGGCGGTCTCGGTGAACCTCTTCATTTTGTTCACGCGCCTGGCTATATCTCCTATGACCTCTCGTTCCAGATCGTCATACAGACTTGTTATGTATTTATCTGTCAGTATTTCAACCTGTTCCTTGCTTAACATCACTCAATACCTTCGGGCTCTTCTATGGTGATCTCCTTATTGTTTACAACAGCAAGTGCCTGTTCATCGGATAAGTTGTACTTCTCCTTGATATATTTGAATGTCAGCCAGGGAATCTCCATGAATTGAATCGCGTCTGTTCGCATTGACTCCAGCCTTGAAGCCTTATCCTCTATGTATGAATCGTCGAACTGTACAGACAGCACTTCGTTCACATCAAAGGATGTATCCCTAAACGCATTGGAAAACCACATTGCTGCATGAACTATGTCGTTGATATAGTCTATGGCCTGCTGCCTTTGCTTATTCAACTCCTGGAGTTCATCCTGTCGCTCCCCGATGTACTCCGTAGCTGTCTGGATCTGGCCGTTTTCAAATGTGTACTTCTTGGTACCATATCCGAACTTCATTGAAATCAGCGACAGTATGAGTTCGAACGTCTCTGTGATCTCGCTTATCCTTATCTCCGGATTATACTCATAGATCAGTTCCTTCTGATCCGGAAGCCTCTCTCCTGTCAGAATGAACAGTTTCTTCTGCTCTTTGGTAAGAACGGGATTCCCCTGTTCGTCTTTCTGAATTACCGCCAGAAGTTCATTGATGAACAGAAGCTTATCCGCCTTATCCATATCTCCGAACAGGATGTTCCAGCACAGATCTATTCCCTTAAATAACGGTATGCTCTCATATATCTTGGGAAGTCCATAGCCATCCATATTGTCGATATTATTAACCTCGGCATTGGTCATTATGGCAAACGGCTTTACATCTCCTAGGGTGATCTCCGAATGTTCCTCTTTGATCTCATTGCCGTTATCGTCGAACACTGCAGTCTCAGCTTTATATCCGCCGTTATCAAGTGTGAATACTACAAGAGTTGTTCTTTTCTTGCCCTTGGTCGTATTTGTTACTCCGAATGCACATTCTGTTATCAGCTTATTCTCTACAGTGAGCGGTATTACGCAATCACCGTCGCAATAATTGATTCTGATATCTCCGCCTTTGACCGTAGTCTTGCCGTCGAGCTCATAATAATCTGCATTCTTAAGATAAATATATGCTCCTACGGTTCCCTCTGCTGATGTAATCTCTAACTGCTGCCTATACATCACATTGAATCTATTTACTTTGAACAGATTTTCAATAAATCCCTGCGAATCACCCTCTTTTTCGGGAGCTACGGATATAATTTCGCACAGATTGGCATCATCTGCGCAGGCTCTCTTGGCCATATTCATGCGCATGAGTTCTATCTCTGAGCCATTGACATTCTGCTTCTTGTGAAAATCTTTAATCAACCTGTTGGAGTACCAGTCATCGCATTCTTTAATTATCTGCAGGGCTTTCGTGTTGACATCATATCCTTTGCCTGCCAGATAAGTCTTTATACACTCTTTCATCGTTGCTCCTATCTGTTAAGATCTATAAACTCTATGAAATCAAGCATCGTATAGTTAAAAGCATCCCACCAGTCGTTACAGTTGCCTATGTTCTTATCTTCCGGTATGTTGGGATGTTTCTCGTCCCATCTTAATTGCTGGATCGCTTTGACCAACTCCGGACATCTTGTCTTGTTGATCTTAAGCCTTCCGGTATTGAACAGGGCATCTATTGTCTTCGGTCTGTCGGCTATTTCGTTCTTGCGGCATCCCTTAATGTGGTTGTATGGCAATCCTGCTGCCTTGGCCGCTGATTTTAATTGATTGATCATGGTTGTCGATGCACTGTCCGGGAATACCCAGTCTATGTATCTGTATGTCGATACACACTTACGATAGAACTCTATGTATTTGTCAGCTATCTTCGTAGCATCTATATCCTCGGTTATAGGAAGCCCGTCTGCTTCTAGAACTCGTAATTCCTTATATCCATTCATGTATCCGTTCAATACGAATGTTGTCTTGGATCCGTTTCCTCCAAAGTCAATACCGATCGTCAGCTTGGAAAAGTTCAGTCTGCACTTTCCATCCTCATCGAAGACATCCTTATCCTCAAACAAATACGGCTCGGGATCCTCCGCAAAGTACCTGAATATGATTCCGGATGCCAGAGCCCACAGTCCCAGGATGAATCGCTCGTAGAACACGCCCTTGTACATCCGCTCATATCTTTCGATCATCTTCGCTGACAGGCTTGGATTGTCTCTCATCGTGAAGTGTATCCTGATGAGGTTCTTAATCGTAAGCTTGTCGATCCATTCGATCTTGATATAGTGGTCCGGTCCTTCCGGATTACAGTTGAACCAGAACTTGGACCCCTCTACGCTGCATCTGGCCACACCCTGGTTAACAAAGCTCTCCGGCATAAGTGCAACTTCATCAAAAAGGATCCCGGCCAGCGTCATACCTTGTATCAGATCCTGACTTGATTCGTCTTTACCGCCAAATATATAAAACTCGTTGGCGACATCTCCTTTAGATATCGTTAACGAGTTCTCTGATCTATGTTCTTCTACCTTGTACCCTCGGCTCTTGAGTCTCTTCTTGAGGGATACAAGAACATTTCTGCGGAATGAAGATATTGTTTTGCCACACATGGCAAAGTTTTCGTCTTCAAAGGTCACCATTGCCCATATTACAAAGGACAATGCCATTACAGTTGTCTTACCGGACCTTATAGATCCGTCGCAGATGATTCCGTCTTTATCTGCATATGGCGAACCGGGGCACCACCATGTAAGTACCTGCTTCTGTTTCTTGGAAAACGGAACAAACCGATTATTCTTCGACATCCGAATCTTTGAATACTTCCGCTGCCTGCCCCTGGAGCGCTTCTAGGAACCCGTCGTTTTCAACCTTCATACTTAGATCCCCTGTGATCTTATCTCTCCATACCTCTGGCATTCGATTCTTCAACCAGAATATCTGAGCTGTCACATCGCCCGGTATGTGTATCTCTTCATTCGCATATTCTATCCTTTCAATTTCAACACGCTTCCCTTTGGTGTTATACTTGACCTCTTTGACCTTTATTGGCTTTTTTAAGAAGACTGAATAGCCTGTAGCTCTTTCAAACAGCGAGCTCTCTACCTTTCGGTCTGCATATTCTTTCCCTTTTTTTATGGTGTCCGAAATGTCCGAAAATTTTTTTCTCCAGGCATCTAGGGTCGATCGGGAAATGCCCATGTTTCGGGCGATTTCCTTATCTGTGAGCCCGTCTCTGGCCCATCCCTCAATTCGGACAAGCCCATATTCAGATGTCCAGTTTTCGTACTTTGCCACATTCCACACTCCATAATACAAAAGGGATACGGTTTTTCCGTACCCCTTACCTGAAAAAGAAGGAATCTAATGATTTACTATCGCCTACACCTGTGCTTATTTTACTTATACCACATTTACACGTGACATTCGTGACAAACTTTTATTTTTTTAACTTTACTCTTCGTCATCCAGTTCTCGAAGATACCGCTCATATTGCTTTTTACAGCTGTCTTCTGTATATTTGTCGCCCATTTCGCAAGCCACCTCAGCCCATGTCTTATCCTCTATGAGTCTCTTGGTGATCAGACGCCGCATTCTGCTGTCATCAATACCGTTAAGCCACAACTCCAATTCATTGGTCAGATCGGCTATGTCTGCCTCTCGCATCTCCAATATCTGTTTCTGCCTTGACAGTTGATACTTAAGTCGGTCTTCCTTGGCCACCGGGAATCCCTCGATGTGGAATGTCTGGAGGTTGCCCAGTCCTCCCTTAACTGAATCCTTGACGTTGCCCTCTGCATTGAGTTTGGCGAGCTGTCTGTTGATCCGTTCGATCCGTGTTCTGGTCTCGTTTCTCTCCTTAATCAGACTACTGTATTGCTTGAGTAGATTCTTCATTCTGTTTCCTCTCCATCTAAGGCGCATAATATTATAACTGCTGCAATTATGGCTATTACCTCTGTCCTGTAATTATTCCACGCAACATAAACAATCCATATTCCCATGGCTAACATACTTACCCAAAAGGTAATATTTATAAGCATTCGTATGAATCTTATTATGTATCTCATTTCACTTATCCGCTTTCTTCTTGTATGGTTTGGGCAGAGGCATCCATAAATAGACTTATCTGCCCGTCAATCTGTTTCTGTCTCGGCTGTCTCGGCTTATATCCGTTTGTCTCACCAAACGCATCCTGAATCTCTGGCTCGCAATCGGCAAAAACAAAATCTTTACAATTATTAGGACGTTTGCAACTTGATATGCTCCTAACTTCTTCCTTTACCATACAATAAGGAACATTGTTTACGCATAGATTGACGCAATATCAGCAATACTGTTTCATTCCTTATCCATCTCCTCCTGTGGCTCTTGACACCTTGTCTGCTCTCTTAACTGCTTTAACTCTTTGAGCCATTCTGCGAGTTGTCTGTGTTCATCTGCACATTTCTCACACTTTATCCTAACCTCCCGAGTGGACATTTCTCACAGACTTCAATCAGATCTGCTTCGTCTTTAATCTCATCCGGCTTCTTGCAGTACTTATTGCATATCTCTACCTTAACGCTTTTAATGATATCGCTTACTGTCTCAGGCTCATTCTCTTTAGCCTGCTGCCTTTTAATGTGCTCCATAGTCACCTGCCGCCTCCTTCTACATGCTCAATGAAGTGCTTGACCGCTATACACTCAAGAGCTGATTCTACTTCAGCAATCCCGTGATGTTTCATGTACTTATCCGTGTAGTCTTTTATCCGGTCATTCGTCTTATATAATTCCATTCGCTCTACTAAGCTCATATATCTCCTTTCTGCCTGCTGCCACTGCGATATAATGACAGCAGGCATATAGCATGGTCTGTGATATATAATTCAGCCAAGTATGAGATTGGCCAGTTGCTTGTAAAGCCTCATGAGCTTCTTCTGCTTGCGCTCAATCTTGGTTATGCGGCGATCTATCCTTGCAAGCCCAATCTGTACCAGGTGATATGTTGCTTCTGATATCGGATCCACCGGCTTCGGGTCTGTCGGTAATATGATATTGGCGCTTAACGGCTCTTTTATCATTGTATCCTCATTGACTTGTTCGGTTAATCTGCCCTTTTCAGAATCGGACTCCTTAAGGGTGTTTTGCGGCTTTGCAGATTTCACGGAACGGTTTTCCGCCGTTCGTGAGGTCTCAACGCTCTCCCGCAGCGGCTCTTTATCTGTCTTTTCGGGTTTTAGATTTGGGATGCCTTTATATTTATATCTATACGGTACATCAATGCCCCCCTCTTCAAGGATGGCTATGATATCTTCTCTGGAACAGGCATTTAACTGTGCAAGTATGGTTATCTGCTTATTCTTCTGCTTGGCCTGCTTATATTCAGTTATGATCTTGCCGTTTGTGTCGTACATATTTCCTCCAATATTCCTGCTAACTTATCGTGTCTGTTGCCGGTGAGCTTCCAGTTCCTCCCGATCCAGTCTTTGCGGATGAGGATCGATCCGCCGTTAAAGCATGATATGGCATCAACATCTCCTTTAGGTGACACCCTCGTTATATAGGCGCGATGTCCGCCTGTTGATATGATCTCGTCTCCCGGTCTCATGATTCACCTATCACTATCTCTGCTGTTGAATATGAGTATCCACAGTCTAAGCATGTTCGCTTGCGGAACTTGTATGCTTCTCTGTCTCTGGTATCGGTGACGGATGTGTTATCGTTGCCGCACTTAGGGCACAGATACGCCGGCTTCATCTCCGCTATATCCATCAGTTGCATCGCATCGCTTATGTTCTTCTCGATGATCTGTGCAGCACTCTTTGCTACTTTTCTCGCTTCCTCCAGTTTCTCCCTGCTGTTCATGTGTCTCCTCCTTTAATTTCTTTTGCCCTTCATACAGGGCCGATGTCACGTTATCGATTATTTTCATTGCACCGTCGTAAGTGTTCACACTGCCGTTTAAGTAAGGCTCTAGGGCTTCCTTAAGGCTTTCCAGAAGTTCTGATACCGTCTCATACCGCTTATCCTGTTCTTCTTCCAGAATACTCATGGGTATAAGTGAAACGGCCAGCCTCTTTTCTTCCGGTGTTAACGCCTTAATGACGCTTATAAACTCTTCTCTGTCAAGTCTCGTCATCCTTATTCTTTTCCTCCTCACAAAATGCTCCACCCGGTCTGTAGGCTGCTGCCAGGTATCTCAAATACCATGGTGGCTCTTTGAATATAGCCTTGGCTCGTATGCTCAATGTCCTCGCTTTGGACATGATCTCGTACTGTATATCCTTCTCTATTGCTTCCTCGCTCATTTCCTCTCCTGTTACAAATAATTCTTCCCGAATATCTTCATAAAATCCTTATCCGGGTATTTCTTTTCGAATGCTCTCTGTGCCATTCTCTGTACTTCATGCCTTATATCAGGGTTGATATGTACCGCTTCCTTGCTTGTGAGATGATGTTCCCTGCAGAGATAAACCTTAAGGCCGTATTTCTCTGACAGTCGCTTATTGGGTCCATTGAATACATGATGCTCTTCCAAGAAGTTCCTTCTGTCATAGTCGCTATGCAACATCATGCACAGATAGCATGTATGGTCTTCTTTGTTGTGCATTATCGATTTCATTCTGCACCTGCTATGGCCTGCTGAATGGTCTGAGTTATGTTCGCCTTAACCCCGTTCTTGCCGTTCTTGATGGTGATCTTATATTCGTTCTTCTTGATCGTGATGCTCTGAAGCTTACGCTCTGCTATAGGTCTTACGCTCTTAAGAAGCATATCCTTGACCTCTGACAGGTCATTACGCTCCTTGAAGAAGGTCTTAATCTCCTGTTCTGCCAGATTGATGGCTGACTCCCTCTTAGCGATCTCTGTAGCTTCAGGACAGCTACACTTCTTTGATACCTCATTATCAATATCTACCTGCTTGTAGCTGTCCGGTGCTTCGATCGTCATCGTTTGTTTGCAATATCTGCATGTTCCTGTTGCGTTCTTCATATTCCCTCCTTAGAATCCCAAAATACAATATCCTGTGCTTAATCCGTAATCCGGACAGTCTCTCAAGATGTATCTGATCGTCTCCGTCTTTGAACGTCCTGTATAATCAAAGCCGTCCCATTCCTTAAGTACGACTCTGTCTCCAACTGCAAAGCCTCTGTCATCCTTGCGGAGCTCGAATCTCTTGGTGCCGTCCATTGAATATCTGAAGTACTCAGGGAGCGTCTTAAGTTCATGTATCTTGACCGGTACCGTCTCCTCTTCGCCTGCTGCCTCTATGTGGTCTTCCGTATTGCCTGCTGCCTCAGTCGTATCCTCTGTATTCTCCAAACCCGCATTTTTACTCTGTGTGGCGGGTTCTTCTGCCTCTGTAGGTGGCTTAGATTCGGGCTTTGTCTTTTTCTCATTGCCTTCCGCACAGAGTACTTTAGCGGTTTTTGCCACTTTGGTTTTTTTCTGTCTTTCTTCTTTAGGCTTGGTTATGGGCTTGAATTCTCTTCTGGACAGATCTTCTAAGAGCACCGTCATGAATTCTTCCCATGAGACAGGTGACTTGGTCTCATCCCTGATGTTTATGATCACTATATTCTCGGGCTTCATCATTACCTCGAATCTGCCCATACCGCTGATCCTTACGGA